ACTAGATGGAGACTTGATAGAGGATGTTAAGTTTAAAACTTATGGTTGTGGTTCAGCAATAGCTTCATCTACTATGTTTGTAGATATGTTAAAAGGTAAAACTATAGCAGAAGCTAAACAAATAAAAGATAAAGATATAGCAGAAGCTTTACAACTACCACCTATTAAACTACATTGTAGTGTGTTGGCTGAAGAAAGTATATGTAAAGCTATTGAAGATTGGGAAAGTAAAACAGCGTACAGAAAACATAATCAATGAATATTCCTGAAGGATATATAAAAAAGAAAGGAAAATCTATTCCTTTTGGTTATGAACTAAGCGAAATAGATAAGTATCTTAAACCAATACCTTTAGAGTTAGAAACTTTAGAAGTTTATGTAAAATATGTAGTTGAAAAAAAATATTCATTACGAGAAGCTTCAGTTTTAATAGAAGAAGAAACAGGGAGAAAACTAAATCACGTATCTTTAAAAGTTTATGTAGATAAATATTTAAATGATAATGGCATATCTACTAAAAAACAAACGTATGGCAAACAATACAAAAGAAAATTAGCATTAGATAAAAAAGAACGAGAACTTCAAAAAGCTAAAAAAAATTTAAAAGCTAAAGAAGTTAAACTAAAGCAAGAACAAGACATACTATCTAAAACTGTGACTCCTAAAAAGTCAGGTAAAGATGGGCAGATAGTTACTGAAGATGAATTAGAAACTTTAACTCCTTCAGTTGAAGAAGAACTACGAGATCAGAATGTTGTTTTTTATCCTAATGAAGGACCACAGACAGATTTCCTAGCAGCCGATGAAAAAGATGTTCTATACGGAGGAGCTGCCGGTGGTGGTAAAAGCTATGCAATGCTTGTAGACCCATTAAGATATGCACATCGCAAAGCACATAGAGCCTTAATACTTAGAAGGTCTATGCCAGAACTACGAGAACTTATAGACAAGTCTCGTGAACTTTATCCACAAGCATTTCCCGGTTGTAAGTTTAGGGAAGTTGAAAAAGTGTGGAACTTTCCTAGTGGAGCAAAGATAGAGTTTGGTTTCTTAGAAAGAGATGCAGACGTTTATCGTTATCAAGGACAAGCATATAGTTGGATAGGTTTTGATGAAATAACACACTTACCTACAGAATTTGGTTGGAACTATCTAGCCTCTCGTCTTAGAACAACAGACCCTGAAATAAAAACTTATCTACGTTGTACTGCTAATCCCGGTGGTATTGGTGCGTCTTGGGTTAAAAAAAGATATGTAGATTCAAATGAAACCAATCAGTCGTTTATAGGCAAAGATGGTTTAACACGTAAATTTATACCCGCACGTTTAACTGATAATCCATACTTAGCAAATGATGGTATCTATGAAAAGATGTTAATGTCTTTACCACCAGTACAACGTAAACAATTACTAGAAGGTAATTGGGATGTAAATGAAGGAGCAGCTTTTGTAGAATTTGATCCTGATGTACACATTGTAACTCCTTTTTCTATTCCTATTACGTGGGAAAGAGTAAAAGGGATTGACTATGGTTACGCTTCTGAGAGTGCTTGTATATGGGGAGCAGTTGATAGATCAGATGGAACTTTAATAATTTATAGAGAATTATACAAAAAAGGCTTGACAGGTGAGGATTTAGGCTCTATAATAACAGAAATGGAATTAGAAGACCCTCTTTCTGTTTCAGGAGTGTTAGATACGTCTGCTTGGTCAAAGACAGGCACAACTGGACCAACTGTTGGAGAGTCTCTCGTCAGGCAAGGACACAAGCTTAGACGAGCTGATAAAAATAGAATACAAGGTAAAATTCAGATTCACGAATATTTAAAAGTACAACCAAGTGGTAGACCAAAATTGCAAATATTTAATACTTGCCCTAACTTAATAAAAGAACTACAAAGTATACCATTAGATACTCGTAACCCTGAAGATGTAGACACACATGCTGCAGATCATGCTTATGATGCTCTGCGGTATTTAATTATGAGTAGACCAAGAATAAATAATCCAATAGAAAATCTTCGTCAATATCATAGAGAGTCTATTTATAAACCTGTAGATGATACTTTTGGATATTAATATATGGCAGACAACGACAATACATTTTTAAATGCTGATAACATCTATGAAGAAGTAGAAGGTGAAGCAGGTAAAAGTTTAAATTTAATACCTGATCAAGAATTAAATTTAGCAGGTTTAATAGCTAGTAGATTTCAAATTGCTGAAGATGCTAGACGAACACACGAAACTAGATGGTTGACTGCTTACCAAAACTACAGAGGTTTATATGGTAAGAAAATTAGATTTAGAGAATCTGAAAAGTCTAGAGTCTTTGTTAAAGTAACTAAGACTAAAGTACTTGCAGCTTTTGGACAACTTATTGATGTAATTTTTGGAACAGGAAAGTTTCCTATTGGAATTACAGAAACTAAAATGCCAGAAGGTGAAGTATCCCATGCTCATTTAAATTCACAAAACCCAGTTCCCGGAATTGAAACAACACCTGCTGAACCAACAGAACAACCTGAAGAAGAAAGCCCATATGATGTTGGTTACGAAGGAGATGGTAAAGTTTTAAAACCCGGAGCTACTTTTGCAGATGGTAAATTTCAAGAAAGATTTTTAGAAGAAGTAGCTAAGTTAGAAGGAAACTATACACAAGGTTTTAGTTCCATTCCTACAGATTTAGAAATGAGTCCTGCTCAAGCAGCAGCAAGACGAATGGAAAAATTAATTCACGACCAAATTGAAGAATCAAATGGTTCGTCTGAATTACGAAGTGCTTTATTTGAATCATCTATGATGGG